CACTGCACCAACAGCAGGAGATTTCATATTGTTCACTAGAAATAGTGAAGCTGAGTCTTATGGACTTAGAGGTTACTATATGGAGGTTAAATTTACAAACTCAAGCAAACTAGATGTTGAGTTCTTTTCTTACTCTTCAGAAGTTTTTAAGAGCTATCCTTAACTACTCAATATTTTTTCTTAACTTTGGTAATTAATAATTAAGAATAATAATTATGGGAGGTTTCGGTTTCGGAATAGGATCAGCAGTAGCATCAGGACTAGGTTCCGTCGCTAGTATAGTTCAGACAATACAACAAAATAGAGCAATGAAAGCAGCCGAGAAAAAAAGCGAGGCTGCACTAAATTCTATGTCAAGTAATAAACAGCAGAACGCAATGGCTACTGTTCAAGTCCCGACATCTACATTAGCCCAAGATATTGTAGACAGAAATACAGCAGCAAATGTTAATGCCGCTCAACAAATGGGAGCTGAAGTAGCGATAGGAGCACTTGGTAATGTACAGCAGGCTAACAATCAATCGGCACTTGAAATGGGGGCTGCTGCTAATGAAGCCAAGTACAATAGAGATTTGATGTATGCCCAAGAACAATCAAGGATAAATCAAGATGATTATAATTTAAGAAATGATATTAATACTTTAAGATTTAATCAAGCAAATATGGATTACACAAATGCGTCAGCGAATAAGGCTGCTGCATTAAAAAATATATTTGGAGGGCTAGCATCAGGGCTACAGTACGCTCAACAAGACTTTGATCCTTCAACTGGAGATTACTTACCAGGAGCAGGAATTCCAAAAACTACTACAACTTGATAATATGGCATTAGAAGATATAGTATATAGACAGTCTACAGCAGTAGATTGGGCTGGACTTACTGATAAGATAGCTAAGGGTTTATCTGATATTGGTGTAGCTAAAGCCAAGAGTGATGAGGAGACTAACAAGATATACGACGAGACTGTTAAGAAGCTTAATGAGACCGGAGGTTTAGCCAATGGTAATCTTACATCATTTGTTCTTGATGGATCAAAGAAGTATAAGGACTATGCTCTTGATTTGCACAACAAGTGGAAGGCAGGAGAGATATCTACTAACGATGTTAAGAAAAGACTATCTAATGCTCAAGAGAACTGGGTAGACTTTGCTAATCAAACAAAGGATGTAGACGCTAGGTATAAACTATTTGTTGAGCGTAATACTCCTGGTGCAAATGGTTTTACTGAAGCAGGAGATGGTGAGTCGTTTCTTTATTCTGAGTACGCTAAAATGGCAGACCTAAAGGGTAAGGTTCCGGTTATATCAGCTGATGGTTTCATGTACATGCAGAATCCTGATGGAAGTCTTATTGATTATAAAGACTTATCTAATCCTGAAAATATTCAGTTAAATAGACTTGACCTTCCAACTGCTGTAGAAGGAGTAACTAGTACCTGGGCAGCTTCAGATAAATGGAGTCAGTTTGGTAGAGGTGGAGAGATGACCACTACGTCTATTAAAAATCAAGGAGATAAAGAATATAAACTAGCAAAAATAAATGCAGTAAATGCAATTGTATCAAACCCAAGATCGGCACTAAGTGTTCTAACTGATAACGGTGTAATTAATGATGCAGTATACTATACTAGTGATTTAGATAAAGAGCAAAAGTTAAAGGAATTAATAGCTGAAACAAAAGCTAACTATGAGGAGGTTGGTAAAGAGTTTACATCAGATGATGAAAAGAAAATAGAGGACTCATTTATTAAGTGGAAGAAGGACGATAATGGTATATTTCAACCAGATTTAACAGAGTCTCAACTTAAATTAGCTAAAGAAAGAGTTGATCAAGAAATTGAAATGAGTATTGAGACTAAGGTTAATGCATCAGCACCACCTGTTTATGCACCTCAATCTAATCCTGAACCTGAAACACCTGAACAACAAGACTTTAGTTTATATCAAAAGGTATACTATGCGAATGCTAAAAAAGACCCAGTTGCCTTAAGTAATCTATCTGGAGGTAAATACACATTTAAATATGAACCAAATAGTGGATGGACAGTCATAGATAATAATACTAAAAAGGTAAAAAATACTGGAATAAAAGAGCTAGACCAACTTAGAACTTACTTAGGTTTAACATCTTTAGACAAGTGGGAGAAACAAAAGAAAGCGTTTGAGGACGTTAGAAATGGTGGAGGCGTAGGCGTAGGCGGAAGTGCAGAAGGAGCAGTAGATAAGTTATGGTAATAATTAACACAAGAAAAATAAAAAATGGACGACAAACTTAAGAAATTATATAGTTTATATAAATCAAGCGGCCTTATTAAAACTACAGATTTTAATACATTTTCAAAGGCTAATTCTGCACAAAGAAAAAAAATATATGACTTAGGTAGGTCAAGTGGATTAATAAAGTCTATTGACTTTAATACATTTAATACGGCTTTCGAGGCTGTTCCTATTAAAAAAAAAAGTTCTACTTCGCAAAAAAAAGAATCTACTTCGCAAGATGGGTCGTGGTATTTAAAAACTCTAAAGGAAGCTGGGTTGCCGGTTACAGGAAAACAGAAAACTCAAAAGGCTTCGGTATCTTCTGGTTCGATAGCACAAGAACAAGCTAAAATAAAACAATCACTAACTGCATCTTTTAAACCTGAAGAGCAAGCTTTTGCTGAGACACAAAGAAAGCTAAAATCTTATATTAATAGATTAGAGGTTGAGAAAGAACTTTCTGACACAGAAATGGCTGCTATTCTTAATTGGTCTGAGGCAGATGTTAAGAGAGCTAAAGAAGGAGTTCCTAGCAAAAATATAGCAGCGAAACCTGCAAATGTTGATCCAAAATCTATTGATAGATATAATGATATGTTGTCTAGTAAGGTTGGGATAACATCCAATCAATTGAAGGCAGTTAACGATATTGAATCTAAAAAAGCAACTGATTTAAAATCAAGAGTTAAATACTATAACAACGTAGACACTCAAGAGCGTTTAAAAGAAAGAGGATACGACATTGATGTTAACGGAGATATTAACGACGAAAAAACAAAGAGTGCTCTAGCTAAAGAAAGTGTAAAATGGAAAATAGTAAAGTATGAGCAAGATAAAAAGAACGACATATTTGATAAAATAGATGATAACATTGATTTAAATCTTATATCTAATACAGAAGAATATGTTGTTGATGAATTAAGAAAAAAGTTTAGTGGTTCTGGATTTGTATTTGAAGAGTCAGGTATGGGTAACTACTTGACTGTTAAATTTACTCCTGACGGATCTACTAAAACTAAAGAGATTGAAATCCCTCTTGGTGGACGTGGATCGCTTTCGATAGCTAAAGAAGGTAATTATTCAGATGGTCTAAGTGAAGATAACGCAAAGAAGTTAAGAGACTTCATGAAGGGTGCGTACATGACTAATACTGAGTGGAAAAAGTTTTCTCCTACAGAAGAGGAATTTAAAAATGGTAGAGCTGATGCATTAAATCACTTGACATGGATGCTTAAATCTACTAATCTTATGGCTAAAAATCCTGCTAAGTATGGTAAAGAACTTATTGGAGATGATCAGTTTGAAAATGTATTGGAAAGAGCTTCTTTTGCTATTAAAGATGAGTACGAGTGGCTAAAAGGAGATTATGATAATTTAAAGAAACAGATAGACGCATACAACCGAAATCCAACTGATGCTGAAAGAGTTGCTATAAACAATAGAATGCATGAGTTAGCTGTTAAGGAATATAAGTTAAATGAAAAAGCAAACAAGATATCTGAAGTAGATAAAAATTGGAATAAAATTACTGGAGCATATGCATTAGAACAATCTAAAAAAGGTAGTGTAATAGGAAACTGGGCAAGTTCTTTTTTAAGTGGATTCTCTTCAAAGTCTATTGAAAAAACAATTCTAGGAGTTTCTATGGACGTAGGTGTAAATTTAATGGATGCTAAAAACTTAACTGATGCTTCAACATACCAAAGGTATAAAGATGAAGGTATGTCTGATGATAATATAAAAGAAAAGGTATTAGCTAAAGCAAAGAGATTTATAATGCCAAGACTTGATGAAGCTTATACCACAATATCTACACTGGGAACAACAACAGAGGAGTATAAAAAATCTCCTGAAAGAGGTATTTTTGAGAATGTAATATCAGGTCTAGCTGAGAGTGTTGGTGTAAAAATGAGTGGAACTGGTGCTCTTGGCTTTTTCGCTATGGCATATGATAGCATGCAGACACAAATGCTTGGTAAGGAGTTTGATGGATTGACACAATCTGAAAAAATGCTAATATCTGTTCCATTTGGTTTAACAGTTGGAGCATTAGAAGAGTTTGGATATGATGCATCTGTTGGTTTTAGTAAGAGTGGCCTCTTTAATAAAATTATAAATAAAATAATTAGAAAATCTATTACAGATTTACCTAAAGATGCAACTGTAGGTGAGATTAAAAGAGAGATAAATAAGAATGTAGCAACACTAGTAAAGAGTGGTGCAATAAAGATTGCTGCTGGTTCTATAACTGAAGGAAATGTTGAGGGTATACAAGGTTTTACAGAAATTGGAACTAAAAATCTTGTAAACGAATTATATGATAAAGAACTATTCAAAAATGTACCAGACTTGTCTACAAAAGATGGTCTAATTGAAGCAGTTGGAATGGCATCAGAGGACGCTGCCCTTGGAGCGTTAGGCGGTTTAATAATGGGTGGAGGTGCTATATCAACTACCACATACAAGCAGGCTAAATTCAACGAGACTAGTGACTACAACTTTGATGTTTTTTATGGTTCGTTGATGGATGACAACTTAAGAAAATCAATCAAGTACAACACCAAGATTAAACTAAAAAATGGTGAGATAACAGAGTCAGAAGCAAAAGAAGAACTTGAGTCTATTGATAGAAACACCGGAATACTTAGATCTATTCCTGCTGATTTATCGTTACGAGATAAGAAGGATTCTTTCAACTTGATTATAGAACGAAATAAATTAGAGCAAGAAATTGATGGTAAGGATGCTGCGTTAATCGTTAAGCAGAAAGCCAGAATATCAGAAATAAATAGTGAACTAAACAAAATATCAGAAAATGCCACTAAAGAAAACAACATCCAGCAACAAGAAGGTACAACAGAAGGTAGTACAAGCGAATATCCGGGAGCTAATCAAGGACAACCAGAAGTCGGGCAAACAGAAGGGAGCCAACGGCAAACCACGCAGCCAGAAGCAAATCTTGGCGATAGCACTGTCGCAGGCAGGAGCGTCCAAGAGCTCGGTGAAGACGCAACGCAAGAAGTAAACACTTACATTGCAGAGCTCGGTGCAAACGAGAGAATAGGTGGAACATTAGATAGCGTAATGGCTAAGATGAATAACGCTGAATACATTAACGATTCAGAGATTAACTCAACTATAGACACAATATTCAACGAAGTAGAATCAATTAATAACGATGCAAATTATTCTGATCAGACCAAGAAAGCTTTGTCTGATAAATTAATGAATATAGCAGAACAACTAGACAACTATGAATTTAGAACAAAGACTGAAACTGTCGCTGTTACCCAAAGAGGCACAGCTGCAACTACTGAACAAGCTCCTACAACTAAAGTCAGCGCAGAAAAATTCTTCGAAGGACAAACAGCAGAAGTAAACGGAATGCCTGCTACCTTTAAATCAAACAAAGGTAGAACAGAGGCCGTCATGGAGAATGGTGAGACTGTTGTTCTTGACACTCCTACAATGATTATAAATGAAGGAGACTTTGAGTTTGACGATGCAGGAGCTCTTACAGCTGTAACTGTAACGGATAGATTCGGAACTACAGCTAAGTTCACTGGTGATATAGCTATGGACTTAGCTATCAAGCAAAGAGAGAATCAGATCGGCACTGTTGAGCAGGCTGAATTTGAGACTGTATACAAGGAGGTAGAGACAAAGTACGTTAAGGAGACACCTAATAAAAAGGAGGCTTCCAATGATGAAAAAGTAAAAACTTTAAGAGCTGAAGAGCAAGCTGAGTTAGCAAACGCTATACCTAACATAGAAGAGTACAGAGTTAACGGTGAGATAAATAAAGAATCGATGCCGGCTGATGTTAGAGCTAAGTATGATGAAATATATGCTAAATATGACAATCAAATAGCTCCTTTGTTAGAAGTACCAGTAATTACGCAACAACCTGCTACACAAACGACAGAACTAGAGGCTAAAGAACAAGAGTTAGGAGATAAGCTTAAGGCAAAATACAGTGAGCTTGAAAGCCAAGGGATGACTCTTGAAGAAATGAGAAACAATACTGAGTATAAAGCTATTCGTGACGAGTGGTATAAAGCTTATTTAGCACTACAAGAACAAACTGGAGAAACTAAAACTGAAAAGGCTACAGCTGAACAAGAAGTTGTTGCTGAGGCTAAGACACTAGAACAAGAAGTAGAAGAACTTGGTCAGCTTATATCAGGTTCTGACGTTGAGATTGATAACGCTGTAAAAGCCATCACTGATAAAAGAATGGCTAAAATTGTTGCTAAGGCAAAAAAAGCACTATCAAGGATCGCTCCTGGCGTTAAGTTTAAGGTATACAATACAGATGCTGAGTATAGAAAAGCAATTGGAGATGATCCAAATGAAGATCCTAGTGGAGGTGCATTTGATAGAGATACAAATACTATTCATATAAACCTTACTGTAGCTAACTATAGAACTGTAGCCCATGAAGTATTTCACTCTGTATTATGGAATAAGATTAGGAGTAATAAGAATGTAGCAGATGTTACTAAAAAAATGATTGAGACTATATCTTCTAAGTTAGAAGGAATGCCTGAGCTTAAAAAGTATTTAGATGACTTTGCATCTAACTACGATGAAAATATTCAGAACGAAGAGAAGTTATCTGAACTAGTTGGTGTATTAGCTGATAACTATATGAATACGCCTGCATCTATTAAGGATATTATCGCTAGATGGATTGATCGTTTAGCTAAGATATTTGGACTTGATCCATACAACAGAAACGAAGTTTACGACATGCTTAAGACCATAGCAAGAAAAACTGCTAAAGGTAAGGTTATTAAACAGTCTGATGTTAAAATTATAGAAAGTGTAGATAATGGAACTAGTTTTGAAAGTGAATATGTTAGTACTAATGGTACTGTTGTAAATACTCCATCTATTAGAAAATCTAAATTTGTAAATACTGTAGTAAAAAAATCAGACATTATTGATATAAATGATTTAGAAGGCAAGCCGCTTGAGATTGTATATTATGATAACTTTACAAGTTCTCCATATGAATTAAAAAATAGAGTATCAGGAAGTACAGTTAAACGAAAAGGAGAAGGTGGTCCAGGATATTCTTATAGAGATGAAATAAGAAAGAAAAATATAATTGCTGCATTTACAACCGTAACAAAAGGGTTGAATCTTATACAAGGAGTTAGATCAAGAAATGAAATTGCTGGAGAGCCAGCTGTTGTCGGTGTTGCATTACAAAATAAAGAAACTGGACACCTTGGAAATAAAACTACAGCAAGAGACTTTTACTCACCAGTAGATGGTCAAATAGCCCAAGCTGTAAATGATGGACTACTATCTGAACAAGAAGCTGTAAAAATGCTAAAAGGTGCAGTAGTTGCATATGAATCTACTAAAAAAGGTCAGGACTCTAAAAGTTCTTTAGGATTTACTTCTAATGATTTCAATTCACTTAATGAATTTTTTGATAAGATATATAACATATCTTTTGAAAGAAGAGGTACATTTAATGCTATAGCTATACCATCTAAAGCAAGTTTAAAAATAACTTCTGCAACAAAACCATATGTTATAACTTGGTTAAATTCTGGAATACCTACTCTTAATGAGTACTATGAAGAAACTACTGAGGAATATACCAAAGAAGCAGAGGCTCATGATATAGTAAAGTATCTAGATCCAAAATTAGACGTTATAGGGGTTGATAGTAGTGTAAATGTATCTGAAAAAGAAATAGAAAGAGCAAAAGAGATGGGTGTTGAGATAGTTACTATAGACGATAGTTTAACTCATACTTCATACCCAGTTGTTTTGTTTGGTAAAAATATAGGTATACCATCTACATTTAATTCTGTTAGGGATATGGCTCAAGAATGGAATGTTCCTAATCCATTCTTTAAGGCAGGAAGACGTTCAGATAAATCTGAACCAGTAAGAATACCTAAAACAGAAGCAACTTCAAAGAAACCAAATATTCTAAAACAAAAACCAGTTGCTGGTAACAAGTTATTCAATGAGCCATTAAAAGATGCTACTACAATTGCTGAAAGATATGCTAAGAAGAGTGGTATAAAAATGCAGGAAGTAATTCCGGTTACATCTCTTGATAAAGAAAACTCTAAGGCTATATCTGATGAGTTTGAAAAAATGAAGGATGACCCTACCAATCCAGAAGTGGCTAAGTCGTACAATGCAATGGCAGAAGAAACTATTGCTCAGTACAAAGAAATAGTTAAGGATGGTTACTTTGTTGAGATAAATAATGAAGAGCCTTACTCTAGCAGTGAGGACATGATAAAAGACTTGAAGGAGAATAAAAGATTTAAGGTATTCTCTACAGAGTCAGGATTTGGTGATGATGGTATAACTGAAAAACAGAGAGCAGAGAATCCTCTTTTAAAAGATAGTGGGTTCAAGGATGTGAATGGTGAGACTCTTCTAGTGAACGACGTGTTCAGATTTGTGCATGACTTCTTTGGTCACGCTAAGTTTGGAAACAGCTTCGGACCTATTGGTGAAGAGAACGCATGGATGATACACTCTGTAATGTATTCACCTCTTGCTAGAAGAGCAATGACATCTGAGACAAGAGGTCAGAACTCTTATGTAAACTTTTCAGGTATAAATGAAGAAGCGTTCAGACTAAGAGATAAGGCTAGAGCACTACGTCAGGAGGGAAAAATTGAGCAGGCTAACAAGCTTGTTGAAAAGGTTTACGAGATCATGAAGTTTGCGGACCAAAAGGTTGGTCTTATGCCTGAGTGGGTATCTGGAACTGGAAGCATAGATGGAGCTGTTAAGGTTAGAAAACAAAAACCAAGTGGTATATCTGCAATAATAAAGTTAGCTAAAGAAAATACATTCTCTGATGCAGCCATACGTCAGTACTTATTAAACAAAGGATTTAGTGAGGAGCAGATTGATAATGCTATGGCTCCATACATGGCCAAAGAAAATGCTAAGAATGATTTCAATATAGAGTATAGCAGACTTATTGACGAAGGTGCAACCGAAGAAAATGCATTCAACGAAGCGATGTATAATGTTGTCTATAGCCTAGATGACGACATGTTGATTCAAGAGGTGTCTCGTGAGTTGATGAATAGTTACGGTAAAAAAACAACTACTAGTGCTAAAAAACCAAAAACTTTCACAATCATTGCAGATGACGCAAAGGGACTTGCTGCTATAATAAAGATAGAGGCTAAGGCTATTAGAGAAAAGAAGAAAGAAACAAAAGAAGTGCTTGCTTCAATCGCTGCCCAGGTTAAGGATATGGTGACTAAAGGTAAGATAAGTGTTAGACAGATGTCTGCAATTATTAACGCCTTGAAGAACACCAACCTAGATAACCGGGTAATGGTCGATAGATATGTAGATTATGTATCACGAGTAATAAGTCGTGCTGACTTTATTGAGAGAGTAAACAAGGGAATGAACTTTAAAAAAGCTATCAAGCGAAACCTTAAAAATAAGGCTAATCCATTTGTTGCTGTTGCTAAGTCGTTCACTGAGCTTAATCCAAAGTGGGTTGTTGACATCGACAGGTATAACGAGATTGCTGAGTTGGTGTTTAACTCTGTAAAGCCAACAAGAATAAGTAAAGGAGAAGTATCGTTCAAGAGTGAGGCAGATATAAATCTTATTGGTAAGTATATTGCTGAAGAGCAGGCTAACCACTTGAAAATAAAAGAAGAGAACTTACGAGCACTATACGAGAAGGCGACCGGAGAAAAAAGTGAAGGAAAGTCTGTATCAGATATGCTTAATGAACTTAGAGGCGACAAAGTTAAAACTGACTACACTGATAAGATTAAGAAAGCTTTAAAAGAAAAAATTAAACAGTACAAGGAACTAGTTACAGAAAACGATCCAAAAGAAGTTAAGCAGGCAGTTAATGTTGATATTGACTTGATTGACGCTAAGTTAGCTATTGGTATCCTAGATGCACTTGACACGTACTTTGCTAACGACTCAAACGCTTCACTTAAAGCATTAATGGCTACATACAAGGGTATCGTGATGGCTAAGAACTTTAAGTTAGTAGCAAAGCCGTTGAGACTTATTGGCTCTAAGAAGGTTGGTAGAGCTCAAAGCCAAGAGTTTACTAACATAAATATAGTTCTTAAAAGAATGTTTAGAGGTCAAAACGCTGCGTTGTCATTCATGGAGGCAATCGGATTTAATGATATGATTCAAGGTTCAAACAGAGCTGAACGCCAGGCTATAGACAAACAGAACGAGTACTCTACGATGTTCAAGAAGGTTAAGAATTTTAACAGTGCTGAGAACATATTTGAAAGAAACGTTATAGCATTTATTGCAAGAAGAGATATAAACGCAAACGCTGAGGAGTCTATTAATAAAAGAATTAAGTTACTAAAAGACTCAGTAGATGTGCTAAGAAAGTCAGGAACTTCTATTGAAATAGCTAAAGCTGACTTATATGAGAAGGTGTTAAAAAAACTTGGTCTATATGAGGAAGGTGCTACACTTGAGTCGGCTAGAAATAAAGCAGAGTCTTATAACTTAAGTGCTGTTGACTTTGTAACTAACATGTTCTCAGAGATTTATGACTCATTAAGTGACACTGCACTTGGAGTATATAACACAATGCTTGAGAATGACATAAACTATACGCCAGACAAGTACTCTACGCTTGATGCTAAGATTGGTAAAGATGAGTTTGACTTAGATTCATCTGGATTTATGATGTTTAACTCAAACTTCAAGGTTGATGAGAACAAGGCTTCAGTGTTGATGTCTACAAATAGACCTGAGAGACTGCCTAAAAACATGTATGTAGACCTTGATTTCGATAGTAATATGTTTAGGTCATATAGACTAGCTCTTAACGACATGTATACAGCTGAGGCTATACGACAAGCTAATGCGTTCATTAATTCTGATGAGTTTGAGAATATCATACCAACAGCTGAAGATAGAGCAATCGTTGAGTCTGCTATCAAGTCATATGTAATTACTAAGAAAGGAAAGAACTACATAGAGAAGTCAAGCATGTCTTTTATGAATTCTTTACTTGATACTATAGGTGGATTTGGTGCTGTAAGAGCATTGGGTGGATTTTCTCAATTTTTAAATCAGTTTAGTACTGCTCAGATGAATACTTTCATAAATGCTGGTGAGTACATGAGACCACTTGATTTATTTGACAAGGACTTAGCTAAAATGATTGCAAACTCAGGACTTCCAATATCTAATCTTGGAGTTGAAGCAGTTACTACTATTGAGAATGCAGATAAGGAGCTAGAGAAAGTAAAGATAGCAGCTGGTGCTATGAGTGCTATTGATAAGTACGGTCTTTCATACATTAAAAAATATAATGAGAAATTACTTAAGTTTGTATTAAGCAATCCAGATAGATACGCTAGAATACAAGCGTTTGCTGCTTACTACAGAAAGTCGATGAAGGCTCAAGGATTAAAGGCTGACTTCAGTGCTCCTATGAACGAGAAGGCCGCTAGATATGCTCAGTCTATGATAGACGCTAACATGGACGTATCTGATACAGCTATGAGAGGAAAGTTCTTTACAGATAAAGAACCTTACAAAAAAATTATCAAACAAATATTCTTCCCATTCTCTACGTTCTCGTTGAACCAAAGAAACAGAGTATGGTCTGATGTCGCTGTAGTTGCAAATCCATTAGCTAGTAACGAGGATAAGGCTACGGCTGTAAGATCATTTGTAGCATTTTCAGCAGAGTTTGCTGCTTATAATTCAATAAGATACGGTGTTGGATTATTACTTATACATGCTGCATGTTTAGCTATGGGATTAGACGATGAAGAAGAAAAAGCAATAGTTGATAAATATACAGAAAATCTTTTAAAATCTATTAAGTCAAGTGCTGTTACGGATATACTATCACCTTCTCCAGTGTTCGATGAAGCTACACTAAATGCAATGAACAAACTGATGCTTGCAACTGGAATCGGTTCAGCAAGTGAAGAAGACTTTCAAAAGTATATTAGTGAAGTTAATGACAAAAGGGCTTTCCAAGGTAAAGAACCGTTGACTGAAGATGAAGTAAAAGATAAAAAAGATAAGTTCTTTGAAGACGAGCAGTTCCAGTTCTATGTAGACAACGAAAAGTCTACCGGTATGCTTGGTATACAATTAACTAAAATGTCTGAACTGTATGACATACTTAAGGCTCGTTCTACTGGATACTATACTAGAAAAAAATATGCTGGAGGAGGAGAAGAGGAGGTAAAACTATCTGACGAGGCTAAAGAAAAACTTGACTATATAGCACTACTTAAGTTGGTTGGAGCCACAGTTGGTACTAGAGAGGTTGATCAGGTAGCTGATAAGATGTTCAAGATAGCTAAAGAGAAGTACACGTTTACTGAGAAACAGAACGAGAAGTACGAAGCTGTTAAGAAAAAATACAAGGTTGATCCTTACAAGATGTCATTGATTAAGTCTTCTATGAAGGAAGAGACGATGTTGGAAGAGATAGAGTATATCGAGAGTACTGGTGGTTTAACTCCAACACAATCTAAGGAGTACGCTAAACTAAGAGAGTACGGTGCGATTGATGGATGGGGATTGGATGATATAAGAAACGGTAAAACTACAGAAGAAATAATAGCCTCCCGAAAATAAGGGAGGCTTGCGTTAGAATAAATGAGTTAGCCTGGCTATCTGACCGTGCTTAGGGTGGAAGATAAATGCCTCTACCGCAACTGGTGCATGCTGATATCCTGACTTATGATGCCAACTATCTGTGCCTGAAGGAGAACGTAGTGTCTCAACATTTACAGACATGTAGTCCTTACCTGACTTGTGATGTACATGGTGACCAAGGATGTATCGATGCTTGCAGTTATGCCAGTGTTCAGAAGCCTCGTGAGCCATTAACATCGGAAGGTCTTGAATCTTTGCTCCATCCATGTGAGTTGTTCCAATCAAGTTCTTTCCGTACACTGAGTATTTTCTGTGCGACATATCTGCCTTAAACGTTATGTTCTCATTGTTTCTGAACCAACTAGTTATAGAGTCAAGAAGCATGAACCCACTCATGTAGTCATGGTTGGACGGGTTGTAAACAACCTCAACGTCAGCTATCTGCACAAGCGTTTCAATGATTTCAACTAATAACTTCTTAGCAGTCAAGAAGTTCTCGTACCACATACCGTCTGTGTCCTGTGGTGTACCATTAGTGGTAGTTCTTCTAGGGTTGTCGGTGTGCAGGATGTCGTTTCCTGCCACGAATATAATCTTGTCGATGTTCCATCCGTGAGACTTCTGTATTATACCGTTAAGTCCGTCACGAACTCTCTGTACAGCTATCTGTTGGTTGTAGTCCTCACCGGTCTCAAACGAACTGCATAGCTTTCCGATATGAATGTCGGCAGGGTCGAACACAAGGCAGTGAGCATCATTTATAGGCTCCCTGACGATAGTTTTATAGTTTGGTGACCATTTAGATATCTCAGAGATAAAGTCCTCTCTAAAGTCGTTATAATTGAACTCTTTCTTTTCTCCGACAACCTCTATCGAGTAGTGCTTGCTCTTGTGCCAAAAACGTTTAACGTTGTCAACATCGATACCAACTCTCTCACACTCATCAATTATTCCTTGACTGTTGTGTATTGCGTGTTGGATTTTTCTTATGAACTGTCTTGTTGGAAAAACTCCTTCTTCTTTAGCAATTATTCTGGCTACCTCTGATTGGTTTTTTATTCCGCTCTTATAAAGCTGAACAGCTCGACGTTTAAATTCCTTCGTCATAGTAAGATTTTTGTATGTCGCTAAGTACTTTCCTTAATGACTTAATTGTTTCAATTAAAGTATTTCTGTCATTATCAACCATAGATTCATATAAATCAGATGTCAATGAATATACTTCATCCATTGTCGAGTTGACATAAGCTAGTAAATTTTCAGACATCTAATCATGTTTTTGGCAAATATATACCTTTTTCTATTAAGAATAGTATAATTTGCTACTAAATTTTAGATTATTTATCTCATACGTATAAGAAAAGTTCTTAAACTTAGTGAAATCTATCGAGTTTTTTACGAATCTTTTTAACTGCCTATCTAGATCACACTGTTCAATTTTACCTTGCTCGTCACACACGACTGGGCATAGCTCCCTAATTATTATTCGAACGTCCCGTTTCTTCTTGTTCACTATGTTGACCGCTCTCACTTTCACTGTTGCTATATATAATGCCTTCATATGGGTCTGATATATTGTTGACAATAAGTTCTCTAAGCATCTCTCTACCCTCGTTCTGTTGCTCCCAGATTCCAAGGACTCGTTTGTCTAGGTCTTCTTTCGTTAAGTTCTCACCGAACGATCCTCTCTCAAAAAACTTTCGGTCTGATACTCTTATCTCGTTCATGGCCATGTTTAACTTCTGAGCGAGCTTGTGCTTGAACACGTTTGTGTCTCTCAAGTCTTCAATGTACTGAGCTAGTTCCGGTAAGAACATTGCAAGTGCTAAGTACTTCTGTGCTGGTGTTGGTTGCTTCATATTTTCTCTATTGTTTCACCGTCATGAACAAACGTTCGGCCGAACGACCCGTCTCTTATCTCCTTCATCCTAAAGTCTTGAAGTGCTCTTGGCTTCTTGCCTTCCTGCTTGACTTCATAGAACTCAGCATTGCTTCCTGGAGGAAGGGCGATAAGATCTGGAATGCCTGGCTTGTTTGTTACTGACAGCTTGATTACATAATAACCTTTGCTCTCTAATTCTTTTATTAACTTAGTTTGGATCTTGCTTTCTAACATCTTTAAATTTTATTGGATACTTGTGAAGAAACGGAGTCACTTCTTTTAACTTGGCAAACTTAATATATTTACCGTTCTTATCCAATACTTTTATCTGATTAATTACAATTCCTTGTCCATCTATGTACTCGTACCTTGTTACTTCAAGCGAGTGGGGCTTCGGGACTTCCAAGTCCATCACCTTGATCAGTAGTTCCACATTCTCGTTCATTGAATTCATTTTTAGTTTGGTGTACACTTAGCTCTAGCAATCTTGTTAGTCTATTACACAAGCTGTCTTCTTCTACTTTTAGCCTTCTAATTGCTCTTCTAACATCCTTCAGTTGGTTGTTAACATCTCTTATTTCATCACTTAATCCCATAGTCCTTTTTAAATATATTTGTTGTGTATCTCTTCTTTGATTTTACCACCTTGTAAATCTTATCCTCTATACCACCCTCTGAAAATATCCAAAACACCTGGTTGTCAGGTCTGTCCATTGTAGTCATTCGGTCCCTGGCCTGCCAAAAGGAGACAGCCGAGTGTTGTATGTTATAGAACACCAAGAAGTCAGCGTTCCTTAACGATATACCCTCACGACCTGACACCACTTGTAGTGCTATGTTCTTGTCAGTGTTATTGAACTCATCCAAATCAGTCGTTAAATTGTCAGCTCCGAAGACTTGCATCAGTGCGTTTAGCTCCTCCTTGAACACGTAAAATATCCCTATCTTTGAGGTCGCAAAGTGCGACTTCAAGAACTCAGCCTTGGTGGTATCAATAACCATCGATCGTCCGGACTCAAATTTAACCGTTCCGCTGTACAGCTGGTGCATTTTCTGCATGAGCTTGGCTGCCGTGTCACCAAGAACTACCTCACTCTTACCTTGTATAACCAGGTCCTTCTGTAATGTATTTACCATGGTATATATAACTGGCTTCATCTTGACATACAGAACAGTCTCGGTGATGACAGACTTAAAGCCTGCCTGCTCTTGGGTGTAGGTAATCATTAGGTGAGACACGTCACCCATTATCTTGGACTCTATACCTGCCGTGTAGTCGTTATGAGCAAAAGCTCCGATTCTCTTCTGCCTTACATCTACGTAGTCCCTTGACCACTTGTAGAAGTTCTGATACCTATTCCATGGAGACCTATAAGAGACCCACATCTGATGGTACATCTGACTGAACGACTCAGGTGTTGGTGTTCCGGACAGCATGATTATTGGCTTGTCACCGAACATACTCTTGAACATCTTGGCTCCACTTGACGGCTTTGGAAATGATCCGTGTCTGTGGCTCTCGTCCATAACAACTACATCGTAGTTAGTATGAGGTAGCTTGTGCATCGACTCGTTGTTGCATATAACAACGTTGAATAACTTATCGAATCCAAACTCCTCGTAGTCACTTTGCACGCTGCTTATAGCCTTCTTCTTAGTTAAGAACAGAACGTTTTTAGCACCGAACAGATGACATACCTTCAGGCTGGCGCAGGTCTTTCCAGTCCTAACTCCCCATGCCATGTACAGTATGCCGTACTTGTTCAGTATATCAACCCCTAGCGTTGCGCCATTGAGCTGATAATCTCTAAGCTCTTTCAGATTATTCTGATTTAGGTTTACAAATTCTTTCTTTATAGCCATTACAAATATCAAGTATAAAATCCATTCGATTTTCTTCTGTATCAAAACAAGTCATCATTTCTTCAAGAACATCTTTGATAATTTCTACTTGTTCATTTATTGTTTTATGCCTGTTTCTTTCGACTTCATTTTTACCAAACATAAGGAATGCTTCCTTTAGTTTTCTTAGTTGCTTTTCATTATTATCATAAGGTCTATTTACAAAACCTTCTGCAAATTCCAATGCTATTTGTTCACTTGTCATCTTATTCTGATTTAAAAATACTCTTTACAAAAAGCACTTAATTTGTAAATACTATTTAGTGTTATTTTAAAAATCTAAATCAATCTGTTCGTTGTGCTTAATCTCGAACCGTATCATCATACCCTGAGCACTACGATACTTCGTTGGTGCTATGTTGTACATGTACTCACCGTAAAGATGTATCCAATGATAGAACTTATTAAGTGCCAGTGTGTACTTACCTCTCGGTCCGTAGTCAGGGTTCTGATTAATGAAGTGGTTATACAAGTCCTGGCCTAACACCTCGCTACCAACCTTGGTCTTCTCGTTGTACCTATCCTTAGCCCACTCGTAGAAGTCCATCGATGTCTCTGCAATGAACTTACGCTCACGAAGGTTCTTGAACTTACTCTTACGAAGACCCTTGCTAAGGTACAACTGAAGGTTAGATATCATGTAGTTGTCGAACTTAAGCCACTCCTGCTTGCTCCATCCACTAAATAGCTGATGGCCAAACTCATCCTGAGGCGTGTGGTTCTTGTTGTAGTGCTGTGCAAACTCTAGCTCCCACTTACGTCTCTCAAAACTGTTACCAGCTCCCTTGATAGCGTAGTTGGTAGTGATGATGATCTTAGGTGAGTCCGAGAACGGTATATGAATCTCGTCCTTGTTCTTCTTCTCAAGCGTTATACCCTCCGTGATAATAGAGAACAGACGCTCAAAGTCAAAGTAACGGTTAACGTCATCGAACACAAGGACCTGGGTATCAGCTGACACACGTTGGTATGGAAACGACTTTTGAAACGAGAACCCCTTACCGTCAATGATAACGCCCTTCTTCATGTAGTTGATGGCTGACACGTAGATACCCTTACCAGTACCACCCTCAGGGTTGTCAGAGATAACCTCGTCATTAATAATAACGGCAGGACAGTAGCTCGCTGGCTTGTGGCTGTGTAGCAAGTATCCGGCAGTTGACTCGATCGATCGAATTCTGTCAGGCTCGTTCCCACCAATGTTGGCAATAAACTTCTTGTATTCACAATCACTAAAGTCTGTGACATGGAACTCACGGTCGATACACTGCTTCTGCCAGATGTATCCGTCGATATTCATGTAGTCAATCGTTGACACGCTGTCTCTTGTAACCTTCACAGCACAGTTCTTGTAGTACAGGTACGCTATATCATCGCTATCCTTCATGATGTTCGGTGTTATTGAGTTAAGGAACGACAAGTGGTCGTCCTTGAACAGCTTAGTCTTGTCAGCGAAGTAGTTGTATATACTCTTATCGTCAAGTTCGTATAAGTAGCTAAGAACGTGGTCCTTGATGATGTCCTCAAACGCATCTGATATGATGTTGTTACCGACCTTCACAAAGACAAACGACTTACCTATGTAGTACTTGTAGTAGCCGTTAAGCTCCAAGAAGTCCTTGTACATATGGTTAACGTGCTTGATGACTCCCTTGCTACTCTTTGACCAGAACTCTGAGCTGTGAGACATGTTACTTACCACAGACTTCACGACCTCTCCGTGTATCTTGACAACCTCTTCCTCAGGAACGCCCTGCTTCACCAGGTTGACTATGTTATCTATCTTCTCAGTATCCTCGTAGAACTTAGTGCCGTGTGCCTCGATGTTCTTGTAGGCACTGTCGATGATTATATTTATTTCAGATATCGGGAACCCATCAGACTGGAAGTCAGACAGAACCCTTGTAGTATCTGCACGGCTTATACCGTACTCGTTAAGCGCAGCTGCTAGAACGAACGTGTTGTTGTTGCGTCTGCCAGACACTAAGCCGAAGTTATTATTCCACCAAATCAACAGCCTTCTGATGACCTCGTTTGAATCGTTCAGCTTGATGGTCTGTCTGCTCGTGGCAGCGTCAAATGTTTGGTGCTCCTCAACGATTAGCTTTGTCCACTCCTTGCTTAGTTCGTTCACGTATATCTCCGGGTCAAAAGACTCAAAGCACACCCTGCTAATGTTCTTTGACGTTGTGTCGAACTCAGGCATGTTGTAGTGCTTCTCTAACGACAAGAAGTAGTTCTTATGGTTCTTTATATCTTTTGGTATCCTCACAAGAACCTTAAGTCCATCTCCAGATGGTGACGTGAACACACAGTAAGAGTACTCGTCAGAGCACAGCTTATGTCTAGCGTCAAGCATAGCCCACTCGTCTATGAACCCATCAAAGTCAATACATATAAATCCGCTGTGCTCAAGTATCGATCCGTCCGAACGCTTGCTAAACTTTCCGGAGAAGCATATAGCAGGAAGACTCTTCTTTAGTTCGTTACGTCTTGACTTGTCTGTCTCTGTCCTGATAACGTTACAGAGTTCTCTTGAGTTACCATTCTTTATACGCTTAACTGCCTCTGATACGTCCTTGTGGTATGGTGTAGATGTATCAGACAGTGATTTAAAGTATGTTATCATGGCTATATATTAGTTATAAAAATATAAGCGCACAGCATGTACCGTGCGCTTAACTCATTGATTTAAAAATTTTTCAATATGATTTAGATGCTTCTCTTTGGTGTCCAATGGAAAACCGTCCAATGTATTAAATATTAAATTATCCATATCGAGTACCATAGTTCTATGTATTCTTCTATGTATTTTTATATTTAAAAATATAACGTCTTCCAAATATTCATCCTTATAACACCAATGATGAAGTTCTATAGTTTTATCACATTTAAATTTTCTGCTTAGATTTTTATACTTAGAATTATTTACCCAAGGTTTATTTTTATTTAATTCCTTTTGTTTTTTAACGTAATTAAGTCTTTGGTACTTTTCTCTATGCCTTTTTCTTTCTGACTCTAAACCTTCTTCTGTAGATATTTTTTTTGCCAGTGTTTTAGCTGTATCTTTTTTGGTACACTCTTTACATTTGTTTAGATGACCATCTAGCATTTTACTGTGCTTATAAAAACTATCCAGTTCTTTTAATTCACCACATTTAAAACATTTCTTTTCCATATTTTTAATTTTAAAGCAAATATAATAATTAAAATGGTAAATTAAAATTTTTTAAAACGGTAAAGAATCGTCTTCTTCTTCAGTTGGTTCTGATGTAACAACTGCTTCTTGAGGTGTTCTTGGCATAGGTGCTCCACTTATACCAGACGTGCCATCCTTTTCGATTCGCCAGGCCTCTAACGTGTTGAAGTACTTGACATCTCCTTGTGGACTTTGCCATGCACGACCACGCAGATTGAACGACACCTCTACAGACTCACCCTCCATGAACGAATCAAGTACGTTACACTTGTCTTGTGCAAGTTGGAAGGAGATGTCTTGTGGGTACTGACTTGATGTGTCTGTCACAACAAAATCTCTCTTTGAAAACTTCTCTGACACTTGCTGTGTCTGACCTATCACCTTGATAGACCCACTCATTTTAAATTGATTGCTCATATACTTCTGATTTTTCTTTTGATTACATTTCCGTTCTCATCCATTTCTTCATGGATGTATGCACATGCTACTGTTGTTAATGCCTCAGCTAATGAATAGCTCCCGTCAGGGTTACGCTGCTGTGTTGTAACTTGAACTACAACTGATTTGGCTGCTTGCATAGCTTTAGTAGACTTCATCCAACCTTCTGACTCAGATGATGCCTTACAAATAAGCTTAAACGTGTCTCCATCTCCCCAAAAAACAATATCTTTTACGTTGTCTTTTGCTTTACTTGCTGTTGTGTTATGAAGCGACTTAGTTACAACTTGTTGATGTGTAGCCCTAACGTGTTCATTTATAAATGTTTGATAAGATGCCACGTCCACACCGGTTGTGTTAAGGTACACGAAGTCAAACTGCTTAGCAACAGTTGCATCGTATCCACCGATGTGCATTGTAAGAACACCGTCAGTTAGGTCGTACCTAACATCCATATCTATCTCCTTAGCAATCTCAGCACCGTGCTCCTTGGACCCATCCCACTGGATGGCCTTAACCTTCTCTCCTCTTATGTTATAGTACAGATCCATTTTTGTTTAATAGCTTATGTTCGTAATCTCCTGCAAACTTAAGTGCCGCAAGCTCTCTCTTCTCTATGTGCAGTATGTCATCGTCAGACAAATAGACCGGAATCCTAGTAACACGAAGGGTGTCATTCAAGTCGTCCATGATGTGCAGGCTAGGCTCCTCCCAGTCTCCAACCATACCCTCAGGCGTGTTGGTTAACACGTAGGCATACTCACCGTCTCTCCAGTCAAGCTTGGTCATCTTACGTAGCATGTATAGGTACAGCTTTACCTGCCACTCGTACGTTGAGTTTTCACCGTCCTCAGGAAGCTTAGGAAACGACTTCTTGGTCTCAGACGACTTGATGTCTAGCACGAACAGTTTCTTCTTATCTACAACGTCAGGATGCCCTGTAAACGATCCGTAAGACAGCTCAGAGAACTCGTCACCTTCCTCCAACTTCTTGTAGTCAGTAAACATCAGCCGGTTGTAAATCTCGATAGACTCAGCCTCAACCTCTGTCCCCTTGTCGGTGCTTCTATTACTGAAGCTCTCCTTGTAGTTGTACACGTACTTGTTAACTACCTCACGAACGTACGTTATAGCTCCTGCCTGAAGCACTGGCTCTGCGTCTCGCTTCTTAATCAGGTCATCTCTCTTTGCCGCTTGGATATCCGTCAGCTTAATCTTGCTGAGTAGGTCCTCCAGGTCTCTCTTCTGTACATCTGTCAGACCATCCTTTCCTAGAAATAATGGTGCTGCTCCGCTTGCTCTAAATCTCATCTAGTTGCTTTATTTGTTCTGGTGTTAGTGCTCTTGTCTCCTTTAGCTTTTCTGCCGTTGTAGAACCACTCTTTACAGCAGCTAGTGCCTTAGGAAAGTCTGCATCTGCGATTGGCTGCTTCTGTGCCTTAGGGATTGGACGTGACGAGAAGCGAAGTGCTGGGACGATGCCCTCAGGTGACTTAACCTTCTCAACCTGAAGGAGAACGTCCTTGTTCAAGAAGTCGTCCATGTTGAACGAATTGAAGTAGGTCTCCAAACGTTTGAAGTTTGTTCTGTTCACAATCATGGGTTTGTTCATCCCAATGAGTTCAGCGAACACCTTGTCCTCTTTTCCCATAGACCCTACAAGGGTGTCTTGATAAAATCTTTTAATCTTTACGATTGCGGTCCCGAACTTGCCGTCAATCTCTAAGTCGTGTGCTCCGATAGTCTTATCGTCCACGAACTGCTTTCTCCAGTGTGACATATTATATTTAATTTAAGGGTTACAAAGATGGTGATAATTTACTTAACTTGTTTTCGTAAGATGCTAATTTTTCTATTATTTTATTTTTCTTATTAACAAATCTGTTGATATTGTCAGAGCTATCTAGTCTATCTATCAATCTGTTGATGTTGTATAGGTCGTCATCCAACATGTCTATGTTCAACGAGAAGCATCCATAAAGCCAGCCTTTATCTCTAAATAGGGCGTACTGACTAAAGCTTACATCCTCGTAGTGGTCGCTGTTTACCATTGTGTTCTTTATCTCGATTGTTCCGTCGTTAAACATCTCTATCTTTACTCCGTAGTTTAGATACCATCTAGACTTTAACGTGTGACACATCGTCACGTCTTCATCATTTTCTAAATCTTCCCATGCCTTCATATCGTCAGGTTATTATGGTTTAACAACGATCGAATCTCCTCACGTATCTTATGAGCCACCATGACCTCTATATCAGAGGCTTCTTCTAGTGGATTAACTATACCGGTTCCGTGCCTAGTTGTCTTCCT